TGAGCTTGGCAAGTGGTGTCTCATGCCTCCTGATGCCTTTGCTATCCTCTTGAGTGAATACCATCAGTGCAGCAAGCAGTGTATCTCTCAGCCTCTGGGCTGTGTTCTCCTTGGCCTTCTTAATGGCTTGAATCCTCTTGATTTCAGCAGCTGCCTGGTCAGCCTCAGAGTCAAGCTTAAGAATGAACTTAGCATAGGCTTCAGCCTTTGCTGAGAAGTTCTCCCTGCGTATGGCTAGGTCTTCAATGATCTCATCGGTGACCTCTCCTCCATTCTCCTCCATCAAGCTGATGAAGGAGAGTTCGTCATGTGTTAGTTGCCAGAGTGTTGCCATGATTAAAAGGGTAAAATGTCAAAGTCTTCTTCAGCTAACTTAGCTGCTACCTCCTGCTGGTGCAGCATCTCCTCCTTCTGCATGTTAGTAGGCTGAGCATGGGCTTTCATCATTGCCTGGTATTCGGTGCTTCCGGTAATCATCTCCTGTAGGAAGCTTGGCAGGCTCTCAAACTTAGGGCGGTCAAATTCAAGCACACTGAACTCCATTGAAGGGTTATGCTGTGGAGGGCAGACCATGCCCTTCATCATGGGCATAATAGCAGCAATCCTTTCATAGACCTTCTCTGGGTTAGCCTTGCTAGGCTGATGGATTAGGTTCACCATGCAAGGTGCGCCTATGAGCTTGGCAAGGTCAAAGGCTTTTGCCTCATCTTCTGTGAGTGCCTTGCCTCTCCAGCTGTTGAGCATCTGCCGAAGGTTTGACTTCTCATTGAGTGAGAGTGTCATCTCCTTGCTGATTGCACAGGGCTGCATGCCCTTGTCTTGATTAAAGCATCTTAGCTCTGTGGGCAGCTCCCAAGTAAACCTGACCAGGTCTACTACCTTCTCCTCGCCCATGTACTTCTGTACAATGTGACCGAGGTGAACAACTGAGTAACATCTGGCCACATAAGTGCCAGCAGGGATCAGCTCTCTCTGAGTAGCCTCTCCGGTAGATTTAGCAATAATTGCCATAACTATTTGGTTTATAAATTAGTAAAAATTAAAGTGAGTCTATAAGGCTGGCAATGAACCAGCCAAGGAATAAGTAGCCAAGATACTTGAGCTGTTGGCTAGTGGTGAGCTTCGGGAAGTTGTGCATGATTAGGCTAGGTTGTTTCTTGTCTTGCACTCATTCCAGAAAGACTTGAGAGCATCTCTCTGAGTGTAGTGACCTCTCTTAGCGTCATCATCCAGATAACGGTCATAGGCCATTGAGTCGGTGCTGATGCAGCTATACTGTTTGCCTCTGTACTGGATGGTTACTTTGTAATGGCCGTAAGATGAAGTTCTGTCGGCATTAATGCGAGATGATAATTGTGCTGTTGTCATGTCTGTAATTGTTTATTGGTAGGTAAAAATGGGAGGGTTGCCCCTCCCTGGTTTGATTATTTTCTAAAGGTAACTTTTGATTGTTTGCCTGTTCCAAGTTCACTTTTAAGTGAAAAAGCTGTTAGCATTATTTCTTGTGAATCATTGTGAACTAAGTATCCATATCCTCCTCTATCAAACATGACATTAAAATCCATTCCATGACCTCTTGAAGAGTAATGGTCTTTCACAAAAAAATTTACATCATAATCTCCATACTTGTCTTGGAGTGTTTGCAGCTTTTCGATTACTTCTGAAATTTTCATAATTGTTATTGGTAAATGTTGAGACAAAGGTAAGGCTAGTTTTTATATCTGCAAATATATCTGCAAAAATATTTTACTTTTTTTTCAGATTGCTCCGAAAAAGCCTTCCATGCCTCATCAGAGCCACATTGACTGTGCTGTCTACTATCATCATCTGCCCTTCATGATCTTCCAGCTGTAGCCTGTGGCAGACCTTGGAGAAGTACTGGTCACTGATGCCATACTTCTGGCAGAAGTCCTCCAGGCTAAGTCTATCCCTGCGCCTCCTTGTGCCTGTGTGTTCTAGAATGTCAGCCACCATCTCCAGATTATACTTGTCAACCTTTACCCAGGGCTTGACATAGCCCTCGACTTGCTGAGTGTGGAAGAGCCTTTTGTACCTGGTGAATCGGTGAGGAGGTAGCTGATACTTCCGGCAGAAGTCTGACACTTTCAATAAGTCCATTTTATTGGTTAGATTTTTTTGAAGTCACCCATAAGTCCATTCTTTTGGGTTAGGTTTGCAAAAGTAACTGCAAAAAAAATAATGCCAGGCATATTTTTCGAAATGCTAATTCAAGAACCTATTAAGCCTAACCCAGACTTCAAGAAGTATGTAGGCACAGAAGACAACTTCCAGAAGGCAGTAGCCAGATACCTAGACACTATAGGTGCGTTCTGGTTTCACTGCCCGAATGGTGGCAGCAGGAATGCTATTGAGGCAAGTAAGCTCAAGGGCATGGGAGTAAAGGCAGGCATACCTGACTGTATGGTGCTAGATCAGCGCAGAGGTTACTCAGGGTTGGCCATTGAGCTTAAGGTAGGCTACAACAAGCCCTCAGAGAGCCAGATGGAAGTAATGGATAAATTAGTCCATAAGAATTGGCTAGTCATTGTCTGCTGGTCACTAGATGAAGTAATCACTATGATAGATTGGTACTATGAAAATCAATGAAAAAGGATTCTGGGAGAACTCAACAGGCATAGGTCATGCCTATGATGGTAAGCTTGCCAATGCTATCCTGCTGCTGCTGAAAAAAGAAGGAGTAGAAACTCTGGTAGACTTTGGCTGTGGAAAGGCTGACTATGTCAGGCTATTCAAGAGGCATGGCATTTATTGCGAAGCCTATGATGGCAACCCTAACACTGTTGAGCTATCAGGTGGTCTAGGTTCGGTGCTGGACTTGTCTCAACATGTAGACCTTGATGAAGGCTTTGATTGTGTGATGAGCCTAGAAGTAGGTGAGCATATCCCGGCAGAGTTTGAGCAGACATTTATAGGCAACCTATGCAGGCACTGCTTTAGACCGGGCTTAATCCTGCTAAGCTGGGCAATCCCTGGGCAGGATGGTGATGGTCATGTCAATTGCCAGACTAATGAGTACATCATTGAGCAGATGCTCTCTAGAGGCTATGAGCTTGATAAGGTAGCCACTGCCAAGCTCCGCAAGGCAGCTTCACTGTGGTGGTTCAAGAACACATTAATGCTCTTTAGATGACTAACTATCAGCACTTCTGGCTCTTCTGGCTGTGGGTTCATATAATTATTTTTGTAGTCCTCTTGTGTTTGTCATTATTTGACAAAATATTTGCAAAAAAAAATCTAACCAATGACAGAACTTCAGACACTTCAGACCCAGCTTGCTGATTGCAAGAGGCACTCTGACAATCACAGGCGGTCAAGAGACTACCACAAGGAGACTAATGCTGCCCTCCGTAAGGAGATTGAAAAGCTCAATGAAGACCTTGACTTTTGGAAGGTTGAGCATGATCTGCTTACCGATGACTTGCTTGAGTCTAAGAGGCATCACAATGCCTGGACAACCATTGGCATAGTGCTGATGTGCTATGGCCTAGCCATTACAGTTCTTTTTGTTTGGGCTATAAGAATGTAGTTATATATTTGTGCAGGCGAAAGCCCCGGATTACGACCCCGGTTTAGTAAAGAGTTATGAAGAAATTAAAAGCCACATTCGGTCAGTACCTGTCAGCCTTACTCTTGGCTGGTCGTAACAGGGAAAGCCGGATGTGGTTTTTGTTTTTATGTTGAATGATACACATGATAAAATGCTCAATCTTTTAAGATGGGCAAGAAAGGTTGAATTAATTCCATCAAGCACAAATTCTATTTTAAATGACATCTCTGACTCATATTATAGTAATGAGTTTGCAAACTGGCTTCAAGAAAACAAAATATGGAGTGCAGGAACACAGGACAAGCCTGAATCAGGAGAATCCATTATTTTTTTTCTTACAAAAGAGCATTTTAGAAACTTTCTGAGATATCAGAGACAAAATACTCTTAAGCAAGTATTAAAATACAAACAAGAAAAAAGGAAAAGAGGGAAAGCAATAGGCTTAAAAATGATTCCATAAGCACAATCTTAAAAATTTATTTTTATGGAAAAAAACAGAGATAGCATGATCCTTTATAGGAGCTTTTATGATGCAATAAAGTTGCTACCAAATGACACTCAACTTGAGATTTTTAGGGCAATTTTTGAGTATGGTCTTGATGGAATTGAGCCTACATTGTCTAATCAAGCACTTCCTTTTTGGCTACTTATAAAGCCTAATCTTCAGGCAAATAGGACTAAGTGGGAAAGCGGATGCAAAGCAAAGTCGAAGCAAAGCAGAAGCAAGACCGAAGCAAGACCGAAGCAGAAGGCAAGCAAAGTGGAAGCTAATGTAGATGTAGATGAGGATGAGGAAGTAGATGTAGAGGTTAATGTTAAGGGTAAATTAGACCTATCAGGTTACGGCCAGATGGCCTATCTAGTTCAAAGATGGCTTGACTATAAAAAGTCAATCAATGACAAATACAAGTCTCAGCAGTCACTTGACCTATTCTTCAAAAACCTTATCAAGTATTCAGCTGGTAATGCTCAAGTAGCTGAAGAAATAATTGAGACATCAATGGCTAACCAATGGAAAGGAATCTTCGAACTTAAAAACAAAAAAAACGAGCAAACCCAAGAACTTCCGGCCGGCCGGTCGCACCGGCTGCATGAAACCTATAATTTTACCCCAAACCAATAGAGATGAAATTTGAAAATGATGAACTAGAGAGGCAAGTCCTCTCAGCTATGATGCTCTCCCCTGAGGATAGGCTCACAGCATTCCAAGTGTTACCTACTCTTGACTGCTTCCAAGTAGACAAGCACCGAACAATAGCTCAGGCAATCCAAGCTCAACAAGATGCCGGAGAGCCTGTAGATCTAGAGACCACAGTAGCCACAATCAAGAAGTCTGGTCTTGTGAAGGAGTCAGGAGGACTCAAGTACATTGCCCAAGTCTTTAGCAGCCTCAAGTCTCCTGGGCATACTGAAGTCCATTGTCGCTACTTGGTTGAGCAGTACATCAGAGCCAAGCTATATGGCATCAGCATGCAGCTCCTTCAAGAGTCACAGTCAGACTCAGGTGATGTGTTTGACATTTATTCCAAGTACCAAAGCAAGCTTGATGCACTCTTTGCATCTTCGATAACCAAAAACGATGATGACTTCAAGCAGCAGCTCATTGAGTCATCCAACCAATGGCTGACAAGTAAGCCGGGAGAGATAGCCGGACACCGGACAGGCATAGCTGCACTTGACAAGCTATGCGGTGGCCTGACCAATGGAGAGCTGACTGTTGTCGGTGCTAGACCAGGGCAAGGCAAGACTGCCTTAGTGGTAAGCCTTATCCGTAACCTAGCCAAGGCAGGAGTAGGCTGTGGCATGTTCAGTCTGGAGATGACCAAGCATGAGCTAGTCCAAAGGCTGGCATCTCAGGAGTCTAATGTCTGGGCATACAAAATCAAGCAAGGAGAGCTTAATCAGTATGACAAGAGCGCAATCCATGAGGCAGTCCAGAGGATGAAGGACTGGCCTATCAAGATAACCGATGAAGGCTATTTAAACATCTCAAAGATTCGCACCAAGGCCACCATGTGGAAGAACAAGTACGGCATTAAGGTCATATTCGTTGACTACATCGGGCTGGTCAATTCGGTCAACCCAAAGGAGACAAACCGAGTCAATATCATAGGCGAGATAAGCAGAGGGTTGAAGCTGCTTGCCAAAGAGCTACAGATTCCGGTAGTGGCACTCAGCCAGCTTAGCCGGAGAGTAGATGAGCGAGGTGATAAGATGCCTCTCATGAGTGACCTCAGAGAGTCTGGCTCAGTAGAGCAGGATGCAGATGTCATCTGGATGATGCTCCGGCCTGAGTACTACTTTGAGCCATCATCCACAACCAAGGTAGGCAGCACCGAATTACCTAATGCTGGCCTGTGCTTGATAGATCAGGTCAAGATGAGGTCAGGCAGCACAGGAATCATACCTTTGCGTTTCGATGCCCCATTAATGCAGCTCAAGGACTATGACCAATATTCACATTAGCATGATTCCAGAGATTTATCAAGGAACAGGCACTTACATAAATGACATGAAGTATCACCACATCGAGACCGAGATAGACTACCAAGACTGC